GCTTCTATCAGTACCAGATAGTTCTAGTAAAGACCCGCTGAATACTTTATCAACTTTAGTAGCAGCCTCAAATAATCTTTTTCGCATTTTGGGTTTACTCATCTTAGCCATTGTAATCACGCGTTAGTTAATACAGAGGAGGTAAAATTTAATCTAACCGGAATCATCTCTGAAGACATTATTGGTTGAACTGAAGCTGGGTCGCTGCAGGTAACTGCACCGGCCATGTTTCCTAAATTATCGAACACTTGAGCCCCGCCTCCAGGAGATTCAATTTTTGAACCATCTATTGAAGTGAAAACGGCTCTAACAACGGTTTGACCCTGCAAAGTGTTTCCGATTTGATTGCCAGTTTGTAAATCCAGGAGTTGAGTCGTTGTGCCACTTGCAGGTGTACCAACGAACAATCTATCAACGCCTCTATTTGTGTAAACTTGAAGACAGGCATCTCTCTCTGATGCTGTTAAAGTTAGAACACGAAGAACATCACCTGGCATAAGAGTTACTGGTTTGCATAGATTAGGCGTTGATGATGCTACACCATTTACACAGACCGGTATAATTGCCAAGATAAGACCTTGACGAAGAATGTAGCTGTACGAGATTCCATTGAGTGCACTTACTAGACCAGACACAACTGTTGCTCCTGGCATATAATCTCCAATGTCCTGGGATGTTACGGTAAATGCTTGCGATGTTTGGAGGGTTGCTTCTGTGGATTCTGCTATTTCAGATGATAATGGTATTTTTCGACCATCAGCACAATTTAAGACTCCTGTTACTGTATTTGTTGCCATAATAAACACCTCAAAGGCGGAAGCCCGCTCCTAATTGTTTGAATATTACCCTATTCACATTATTGATAGGCTGCCTCAAAAGTCTTTTTCCTAACTTAAAGCCGATTCTGATGCCCAAGCTTTGGCCAATCATTGGAATATAGTTATTCATCACGTTGCTCTGGATGATTCCGAATGCTTGTTCTGGTTGAGATACTATATCACCCAATGAAATAGCACCGCCACCAACTGAAATCATTTGTGTACCTGTGTAAGTACCTCCAACGCTATCTCTGGATTTAGTATAACCCAAATCGGTTTGCCCTGTTACAAATCCAACAGGTGAAGTTCCTAATGCACCTTGAGTTAATACTGAAGCATAAGCATAAGATTCTGCTAAATTAAGTAAAGATGTGGTTTTTGGTGTTCGGCGTCTGGATGACTTTTTTCTTCGTGCCATAAAGATCCTGGAACGATAATGGTTTATCAATCTTCAGATGAAAATAGCCCTTTGGAATCTCTCTCTATAATTTTTGGAGGTATCATGACTTGTTTATTTACTGCCATATTACCAATTAGCTGGGCAATAGCCATTTGAACGGGGTTGATTTGTTCCATTCCTTCTCCAGAAGCTAAACCTGGTATTTTTTCAACAACTGATTTAATAGCCAGGGCTAATTTTTCGTCTAATTCAATTAATCCGTCTTCAATTTGGTTTGATAAATCATATAAAATCTTTAAAATTATCCCAAAAGTTATGATTTGGGTTACTACTACTATCTCCATCATACCCCCATCCAACCCCCACCGGTTCTTTAACAGTCCCCAACCCCCAACCCAATCTTTTTAATTGGGTGTGTCCAGGAACGTACACAGCCGAGGCTATATCGCAAGGATTTTTTTTTTACAAAAAAGTTGGTTTTTTTTTACAAAAAAGTTGGGAAAGGCTCTCCTTTGGAAGTCGAGTGTATTATATACCCCTAGCGCCTCCTAAGGGCATGAGTAATACACAAGCCGACAAAAATAATGAGAAATTTCAAAAGATTCTTGACATTGCAATAGCTAATCATGGTGAAGGGAAAAATGTCCAGGCACTCCGCCAGTATTTCATAAATAATAGTCTTGAAAAATTAAAAGAACTTGACAAAAGGATTTCTGAAGGAGTTGAGAAAAAATGAGTACTATTGAGCAGTTATTTTGTGACATGTTTGAATCAGGTCGTATGTGTAAGGGTTGTTTTGTTAAGGCTCTGGCTTCTCCGGATTTGAATTACAAATGCCCTATTCACGATGAGGTCGAATAATATGCCTACATGGACTCAATTAGGATTCGCACGAAAAGTAATGCCTTATGGGGCTCAATGTATGATTTGTAGAAAATACAAAAAATGCAACGAGGTTAAAGTTGTTAGATATGGAAAAAATCCTTCAGAGATGCGAATTAGCTGGTGGGTTTGTTCTCCTTGTTGGAATCAGAGTAATAACGGTCTGGTGGTGTATAACCCTTGAAGATGCTTGACTTATTTTCGGGCTTAGGAGGTGCATCTCAATCGTTCCTAGAGAATGGATGGGAAATTGACAGGATAGAAAATAACCCTGCGTTAGGTTATGTTGCTCATACGAAAATCCAGGACGTGAGAAATTGGATGGATGATTTGGAAATCCCTGCAGGATATTATGATTTAATTTGGGCTTCACCTCCATGCCTGGAATTTTCTATGGCTTATAATGCTCCTAAATCTGTCGCCAGGAGAGATAATATTCAGTTTGAACCTAACATGCAATTGATGCTTGAAGCACAAAGAATAATTCAAGCATTCCAACCCAAATATTGGGTTATTGAAAATGTAATGGGAGCCCAGGAATTCTTCAACCCCATATTAGGAAAGCCAACCCAAATCATAAATTCATTCTGTTTGTGGGGAAAGTTTCCCAGGATTTGCATGCCACCTAACTACAAGCATCTGAAGCATGATGTCGGCTCTAAGAATCCTATGCGAGCTAATGTTAGAGCATTAATACCAATAGAAGTCTCAGAACAGTTGAGACGGGCAATAGAAGAGCAGACAACTTTGGAGGATTGGCTTTGAATCTTAGGTGTTCAATGTGTAAGGAAGAATTTATTGTTACTCATTTTTATGAAGTGAGATTAATCCAGACGAGTATTTGTCCATCTGGTAATGGAATTGGTCACAGATTGAATGAGGTGGTAAATTGAGTAAAAGAAATCATCTACATTCATTCACATTAGATCCAGGAGCCTCTGAATTTATACACAAAATAAGAAAAGGAGATAAGTCAAAGCTAGTATCAAAGGCAATTCAATGGTATTCTAAACCTCGTGAATTTATCTTTGCAGAGGTAGAATATATGTCTGGAGATGGTGAAGAAAAAGTTACTAAATTTATGACCAAAGAATTAGACCTTAGGGAATTATTAGAGCAACAAGACAATTTGATGAAGAAAATGAATAAGTTAGGTGCAGACAGGGACAAATACAAAGAACTGTATAATAATCGGTTTAAGTTTTGGAAAAAATAAGTCTTTAGGGGGGGGTCAAAGCCCTGTATTAAATGGTGAACCTGGTAATATCGCATCTAGCAAGACCCTCAAGCCTCCACGACCTGTTCCAATTGGTGCAGCAGTTGCCAGGAAAGAATCATAATATGGAATAAAATCTTCATAAGCTTCGGCTGCACTATCAAACACCTTTGTTCCAATATCCCATTTGAATCCATAATAAGAGGCTATTAATGATAAAATTAATGTAACTGCTGAAACATCAGAAATTAATGCCACTAATGGATTACTAATTCGATTAAACGTATATGCAGTAGTAGCAGTTTCAATTAATTCTCGTTCAGAGCGACCAAATACAATCTCATGGCGAATTATCTGGTCTGGTTTTGGCTTAGGCATATTCAATTCCTAATCTTACTTTTTTATTATATCCAGAAGTATATCCCGATGTTGGCATAGTTCCTGGTAGCGAGTTGGTGGACCCTGGGTCTGAAATTGTTAATTTCGCCGCTTGATTCATGGCCGAATTCCAACCCATAATTGAGCCATCTGTATGAATCCAAAAACCAGGATTAACACTTGAAAATGATGTAGTTAAAACGTAACACATCCAATACTTAGTTCCTTGAACTAAATTAATGGTTGAAGCTGGTGAAGAAGTGACGACAATATTAGTACCCACATTGGTGGACAGTGTAGTTGTGCCACCGATTTGGGTAGTTGGATAACCAGACCCTGAATCAGAGTAGATTCCAACAGCCAGGTTATTTGCGCCTCCACTACCTACTCTAACTGAAATAGTAGATACTGAACCGCTTTTAGCGCATATGAATGGATAACAATTTGGTGCATTCGTTGAAAGGGTGGTTGAAGTTACTCCCGTTCCCCCAAATGGTGGACCATCTCCCGCGACAAATAAATCGGTTGTAGAAGCCATAACAGCACCTACACCATATTCAGCTCCACCGCCACCGCTACCAGAGTTCAACCATCCATTCCATTCACCGGCTACGGCCATTCTCGCCATCTGGATTAAGACAATTCGACGTAAATCATCTTCGTTAACGCCTTCTACGAATATTTTTTCTGCTACTGATTGAAAATCAGAGTAAGAAAGGTTCTCTAAATCCTGAGTTTTGAGTAAAGCGTAGAGCCTTTTGTCTTTGTTTGCATCTGGTAATGGCATTATTCTTCTTCTCCTGGATCTTCATCAACCCATTCGGTACGACAATCATCTGAATCCTCAGGATTTAAGATGTAAATTACAGGATTATTCATGATAGCCACCCTAAGAAATCACCTTTGACGCAAGTTACAGCCATTTTCAATAATACTAATCTTCTTAATTCATCTTCATTTAATTGTTCTACGGTTATTGGTTTCCCAATATCCATTACTGTAGGGTTATCCCCTGCAGCAAATGTCTCCAAATCCAGGTTTTGGGATAGTGTGTAGACTCTGCCAGAGCGTTGTTCAGCGTTTGGAAGTGGCATATAATCACTTTAGTTTCTTTCTTAAGTTCATTAAATCCATGCTTATTTTTATTAATTTGCTTCTATCAGTACCAGATAGTTCTAGTAAAGACCCGCTGAATACTTTATCAACTTTAGTAGCAGCCTCAAATAATCTTTTTCGCATTTTGGGTTTACTCATCTTAGCCATTGTAATCACGCGTTAGTTAATACAGAGGAGGTA